AACGGCGGCGAAGGCGGATACGTGGTACTGACATTCACCCCTGAGAACGGCGTGACCGAGCTTGTAACACAATTTCTCGACCACCGCGTCGATGGTCAGTACCTGCAGAATGTAACCTGGGACGACGCGCCCCACATCACCTCCTCAACAAAAAAACAGCTACTGGCGGCAATCCCTGAGTATCAGCGAGATATGCGGAGCAAAGGTATACCCATACTGGGTGAGGGAATGGTGTTCCCAATTGCAGAGGAAGTAATCAAGTGCGAACCCTTTGAGATACCCCCTCATTATAAAAAACTTTGCGCGATAGACTTTGGAATAACCCACCCAACAACCGTTGTGTGGACCGCCTACAACCCCGACAACGATACAATCTATGTGTATGACTGCTATAAAAAAGAGGGTGAGATACCTGCGGTTCACGCATCGGCCATTAAAAGCCGTGGCAAAACCATTCCAATGATTTACCCGCACGATGGCGACAGCACGGAGAAAGGCTCCGGTCGAACCCTGGCGGAAATGTATGTCGAGGCCGGTGTGCTGATGATCGGTAAGTTCAGCAACGCTGACGGCTCTAATTATGTGGAGCCTGGGCTGATGGAAATGCTGGAGCGGTTCCGCACTGGCAGATTGCAGGTGTTCAGCAACCTCTCCCCCTGGTTCGAGGAATTCCGTCGATACCACCGAAAGAAAGGGAAAATTCACAAGCAGTTCGATGACTTAATCGACGCAACCCGCTACGCCGCTATCTCAGTCACGAGGTTTGGACAAAACGATGTCGAGCAGAAACAGCTCGGCAGCAACACAACAGGACACACGAGCCATGAATACGATTATTGATGAGTCAGAGCTTTTATCGACCTTGGAGCGAAACATTGACGCCGCCGACACCTATGCGAACAGCGAGGTCGGTGTGCAACGCGATACGGCGCACAAGTATTACTACGGTGAGCCGATGGGCAACGAGATTAAGGGGCGCTCTCACCACGTCTCAATGGACGTTTTCGACGCCATTGAGGCAGCCAAGGCGATGCTGCTCGAAACATTCAGCGCCGATAAAAACATCTGCAGGTTTGAGGCGCAAAGCCCCGAGGACGCAATGGGCGCACGCATGGCGACAGCCTGGACCAACTACAGTTTTTATAGACAAAATTCGGGCCATAAAATTTTAAGCGATGTGATTCATGACGCGCTGGTTGCCAAAACAGGTGTCGTTAAACGCTACTGGAAAGAGGACTACAAGTACGAGGAGTTTGAGTTTGAGGGCGTCAACGAGAACGACTTCAACCAGATGATGTCTGACCCGGCTGTTGACCCGATGGAAATTATCGAGGACTTCACGCAGGCTCAGAACCCGCAAACCGGGGAGATGTTCAGCGAGATGGTCCTGTCTGGGTCGGCACGCCGTAGAATTAACACCTCCAAGGTTTGCGTTGAGACCGTGGAGCCTGAAGACTTTTTAATCAGCCCAAGGGCGACCTCTGTCGATGACGCGGATTTTTGTTCGCACCGAATGGAGCGCACCCGAGGCGAGCTGTTATCTGAGGGGCTTTCTCAGGATTTAGTAGACAAGCTTGGCGACGAGGACATGATGCACGAGGGTTCGCTTGGCAGAGACTCTGTGGACAGCTTCCGCAGCGACCGCTTTGGGCTTGACGACTCCAAGGACCGCGAGTATGTGACGCTGTACGAGTCTTACATTAAGCGTTACGACGAAGAGATAAACGCCTGCGTGTTTTACAAGTGCATCCACAGCCGAACCACGATGCTGGACACTGAGATCGTCAGTGAGATGCCCTTCCGCACCTTTACGCCCTTCCCTCTCCCGCACCGATTCTATGGCATGTCCCTGGCGGACGTGCTGATCGATCTACAGAAAACTATGTCCAGCCTAAAACGTGGCGTGGTCGATCACATGATGCTGACAACGACAAGCCGGTGGGTCGCTAACCTGTCGCTGGTTAAGAACCCAAGGGATCTGCTAGACAACCGGGTTGGTGCCGTGGTTGATGTGATGTCACCTAACCCCGAGTCTGTGGTGCGGCCTCTGCCCACCCCGCAGCTCAACGGCGGCGTGTATACAGCCATAGAGAATTTTGAGCAAGAGAAAGAAATGCGATCCGGCTCAAGCCGAATGTCCAAGGGCATGGACACCACGGCGGTGAGCAAGCAGAACTCTAGTGATTTAATCAACACGTTTATGAACGCCTCCAACCGGCGAATCATGGTCATGGCGAGAAACTTCGCGGAGACTTTTTTGAAGCCTCTGATGCACGATATTTATAAGCTGGGCGTCGAGAACGAAACCGAAGAAAAAATGATGCAGCTCGATGGGCGCTTTGTGGCTATCAACCCGGCAATGCTTGGTGATCGCACCGAGATGTCTGTCGCTGTCGCGCTGACTCCTGACGAGCAAGCAAAGGAGGCGCAGATGCTGTTGAGCCTGGACAGCCAGTTCACTATGAATCCGCAAGACCCGAACCTTGGAGGCCTCTACGGACCCGCGCAGCGTCACGCAATGATCTCCAGGGCGTTTGAGCTGTTGAATATCAAAGAGGGCGCGGCATATTTGCAAGACCCCAACGACGAGGCCTACCAGCAGCAGCAGCAGCAACAGCAGCAGCAGGCTGAAGAGCAGCAGCAGCAGGCTGACCAGATGGCTCAGTACCAGGCTGAATTTCAGGCGGAGATGCAGTCACGACAGGTTGCAGTTATGGAGGGACAGCTTGATCTCGACATATTAAAAGAGCAAAACAAGACGGTGTTTGACCGCCAAAAGCAGGAGCACAAGGAAGAGACCGAGGACAGCAAGCTGCTCTTGGACGCGGAGAAAATCAAGCACGATATCAAAATGGCGCGTGCTGAGCTGGTGTTGGAATCGCGACAAGGGAGGGACGTAAGCATTGGATAACGATTTAAGCAGGTTCGACGCGCTACTGGAAAACGCCAAGGCGCGAAAGCTTCCAAAGATCGACTACAAGGACGCGCTCTCAGAATATGAGGCCTATAAAGCGCAGAAAAATGCGCCTGAACAGGCGTACAAGGCGCAGAAAAATGCGCCTAAAAAAGTTACCACCCCGGCCATCGAGGCCACTAAAAAAAAGCAACCTACTAAGGACTTTATATGAGCAACGACATCTACGATCAAGAAATGGGCGAGACCGAGACACTGGCTGAAGCAAGCAAGCAGCTAATGGGTTCAGACGTTTTCAATAAAGCGTATCAGATGATGAACAACAACATCGTCGAGCAGATCTTGCAGACCCCGCCGGAGAGTGACAAGGAGCGCGAGCGCCTCTATGCGATGTTCAAGGCCGGTCAAATGTTCGTGCAGCAATTTGCCACCTTGATTAACAACTTAGAGTTGCGCAACCAACAAGAGGGTGAGTAGAATGGCAGAAGAAATAGTCGATTCAGCAGAGCAAGCCACGCCCGTGGACTCTCCAGAATCGTTAGACCCGATACAACGATTGAACGCCATTTTGGAGTCCGAAACGGAACAACCAGACGGTGAAGAAGAATCCGAGGATCAAGAGGAGTCGCAGGACTCCGACAGTGTAGATCAAGAGTTCGAGCAGGAAGCAGAAGAATCCGAGGCTGTTGAGGAGGTCGAAGAAGACGACCCAACCGATGACAGTGAAGAAGAAGAAGCTGTGGCGGAGACATTTGATGTTGATGGCGAGAGCCTGACCATCGAGGAGTTAAAGCTGGGATGGCTCAGACAGTCGGACTACACGAAAAAGACGCAGACGTTAAGCGAGGGCCGCAAGGCCAATGAAGCTCAAGCAGAGCAGACTCACGCAACGATGAATGCGTTATTGGTTGCCTCTGGCGCTGACCTTTCACGTTTTGAAGGCGTGAATTGGGAGCGTGTGGCGGTCGAGAACCCTGATGGTTACCAGCAGGCCAAGGCGAATTTTGAGCAGACGAAATCCACTTACGATTACATTAAAGCGCAAGCGGATCAGTATCAAACGCAGCAACAGCAACAGGTAGACACTGAGCAGAAAGAAGCCGCGATGGAAAGCCTGACTGTACTGAAAACGAACATTCCAAATTGGAGTAACGAAACTTACTACCAAATTCGGGATTACGCTCAAGACGGATTAGGCGTAAGCGGCGATGAGTTCAATAAAGTTGCCGATCACCGTTTAATCACCGCGCTTTACAAGGCCATGCAGTACGATCAACAAAAAACGGTTGCGATTAAGAAAAAACTTAAATCGGGACCATCAAAAACATTGTCTGGCGGGAAAGCAGGCACGGCCAAGTCCTCAGAATCTGAAGCCTCTCGTAAAACTAGAGAACGTTTGAAGAAAACCGGCAAGGTCGCAGACGCAGCAGCCGCCATCTTGAGCAGGATGAATTAAAATGCCAACAGTAGCAGGTACGTTAAAAACTTACACACAGGTCGGTAAGAAGGAAGATTTCGAGGATATCATATATCAAATCAGCCCGACTCAAACACCAATGCTATCAAGCATCGGCACGTCAAGCGCAAAAGCAACGCTACATCAATGGATGCAAGATTCTCTCGCCTCTGTGGGTGCAAATATTTTAGTTGAAGGCGCGGATGCCGGTGCAGCATCTACGGTCACACAGGTTGTTAAAACCGCCAACACCCAGATCTTCGGTAAGGTTGTGCAGGTTTCTGGCACATCGGAAAGCGTAGAAAAATATGGCCGCTCCTCTGATCTCGCGTTAGCGATATCCAAGGCAGGCAAAGAGTTGAAACGCGACATCGAGCACTCGTTTGTTGGTTTGACTCAGGCCGGTACGGCTGGCAACGGATCTACTGGTCGTCAGTTAACATCTGCGCCCAATCAGATCGCAGCAGCAACCACCAACACCGCCGGGTCTAACCGCACATTCACTGAGGCACTTCTTCTTGACGTTTTAGAAAAGTGTTACGGCGAAGGTGGCGAACCTAACCAGGTGCAGGTAACACCGTCTCACTCTCTTATCGTTGCAGGCTTTGCTGCCGCATCGGGACGCCAGAGAGACTTTGACACCGGCACCAAACTGGTGAACGCAGTCGATATCTACGTGTCCCCATTTGGTGAGGTCAGTATAGTACCAAATAGATTCCTTCAGGCTAACACTTGTTTAGTATTGGACACTGAGTACTGGAATCGTGCGGTCCTTCGTCCTATGCAGACTATCCAGTTGGCTAAGGTCGGTGACTCTGACAAACGTCAAATGCTTACAGAGCTAACACTGGTCTGCGAATCTGACGTTGCATCTGGAAAGATCGACGCTTTAACAGCGTAAATAATCTCTCATTTTTGAGAGCTAGAGCGCCCAAGGGGTTCCCTCCTCCTTGGGTGCTCGACCCTTTTTATTTATTTAAAAATTAAAGGTGAACATGTCCGATCTAAACCCAAAAATTCAGCACGACACCAAGGAAGACAAGTTACACGTCTCTCACACTCAAGACGTTAGCTCTATCCTGGAATCCAACAAGCGAGCTTTTAACGAAAGTGAAAAGCACGACAAATACGGCGATTGGAACCGCGTAGCGTCCATACCTGCGGTGGTAGTAATGGAGTGGATGAAGGAAGGCATCAATGTGATGGCACCCACTTATCAGGACCAAGCAAAAATTAAGAAGAAACTTAACTCGCCAGAGTATGCGTACCTGCGAACCCGCAAGGGCCGATTATGAGCTTAACTACATATGACGGCCTAAAAGCATCGGTTGCCGATTGGTTAAATCGCGAGGATCTTTCGGCGGTCATACCGGATTTTATAGAGCTTGCCGAGAACAGAATATTTCACGAGCTTCGCTCTCCGTTTAACGAAAAAACAATACTAAGCAGCATCAGCGATGGAGGCTATATCAGTCTGCCAGCGGATTTTCTTGAAGCGAAAGATGTGTTTTTTAACTACAACCCACTGTCAAGAATTAGCCTTACACAACTGCACAGCTACACACCTGTTTCTGGGCAACCGCCAGAATATTTTGCGCGAGAGGTTCACCGCTTACGACTTTTCCCAATCCCAACGGTTTTAGAGACCGACGAAATTCGGATTATTTATTACTACGATCCCGGCAGGCTGACCAGTGCCAACACAAGCAATGTCGTATTTTCTGGCGCACCAGAAATTTATCTGTACGCAACGCTGGCCGAGGCATCAACCTATTTGGGGAGCGACAGCTCTCGATGGGAAGGCGGCTACCAGAACGCGATGGGCAGGATCATGCAACACGCAAAAACCGCTGAGTACTCAGGGTCAACCGCAACTATTCAATCGGGGTATTAAAAATGGCAGGATTTTTTAAAAGCGGCGGCAGCGATGCAGTTGGAGCTTACGAAGCCGATGCACTAACGAGTAAAAATGCAGCAGAGGCCGCACAGACTGCCGCCGAATTGGCCGAGACAAATGCAGAATTGGCCGAGACAAATGCAGAAACGGCACAGACTGCCGCAGAGGCCGCACAGACTGCCTCTGAATTGGCAGAGACAAACGCAGAAACGGCAGAGACAAACGCAGAAACAGCACAGGCTGCGGCAGCCGGTTCTGCTACAGCCGCATCTAACAGTTCAAATACAGCGACAACTAAGGCCGGAGAGTCTGCAGCCTCTGCAAGCACCGCGTCAACCGCGTCAACCTCTGCGACTAACAGTTCAAATACAGCGACAACTAAAGCCAGCGAGGCCTCAACATCTGCAAGCAATGCCGCGTCAAGCTCAACCGCAGCAGCTAATAGCGCAACCACAAGCGCAACCCAAGCACAAAATTCTTCTACAAGCGCGGCAAGCTCTTTATCGAGCAAGAACGCCAGCGTGGCAGCGAAGACGGCAGCCGAAACGGCAGAGACAAACGCCGAAACGGCAGAGACAAACGCCGCCGGTTCTGCTACAGCCGCCGCCGGTTCTGCTACAGCAGCAACTAACAGTTCAAGCACGGCCAGCTCACAGGCCTCCGCAAGCGCGACCCAGGCGTCAAGCAGCGCCACATCTGCGACATCTTCCAGCAACAGCGCCGCATCTGCCGCCACGGCCCAGACTGCCGCAGAGGCGGCGAGAGACAGCGCCCTGGCTGCATTGGACAGCTTCGATGATCGATATTTGGGATCTAAATCCAGCGCCCCTTCTGTCGATAACGATGGGAACGCCCTGGTAGCGGGAGCACTTTATTTCGACTCCGCAGGAAATGCGATGAAAGTTTTCGATGGCAGCAACTGGCTAAACGCCTACGCCTCGCTTTCGGGGGCATTAATCGCAAACCAGAACCTGTCCGATTTAAACAACGCCGCAACGGCTCGATCAAATCTCGGATTTAATCAGGGCGTTGCAACAGGCGATAGCCCCACGTTCGCGGCACTGACCAGCACAGGAGAAATAACAGCCAACGGCGGCATAGCTCTGGGTGATAACGACAAAGCTACGTTCGGCGCAGGTAATGATTTACAGATTTACCATGATGGAACTGATAGTCTTATAGATAACAGCACAGGAAGTCTAACAATAGATGCAGGTGTTCACCTATTCCTTAAAACCGCTTCTGGCGAATCACTTGCGACTTTTTTGGCTAATGGTGCAAATCAGCTTTTTTATGACAACGCAGTCAAACTCGCCACCGCCGCTGGTGGTGTAGCAGTCACAGGAACTTTAACACCTTCTGGAGTCTTAACAGCCAACGCAGGTGTAGTAGTAGATAACTTTACACTTGAGGGCAATACCCTTGCTTTAAGTTCTGGTGACATGACGCTAGATGCTGCAGGAGACATTACCCTTGATGCGGCAGGTAATCAAATAAACTTCAAATCGGGTGGCACATCTCGTGGCTACGTGGACATGTCAACAGGGGGTTTAATTTTACGTTCACTTACCTCTGATGCAGATATTATTTTACAAGGTACAGATGGTTCCTCTTCCGTAAATGCCCTCAGACTTGATATGTCCGCAGCCGGCGCAGCTACGTTTAGCGCAGGTGTTACTTTTAATGGCACAGCCACGATGGATGGGCTTGTTGTAGGTGCTTCTAGTGCTGGTCGCGCTACTCTTGGTACATTTATTAACACTACAAACGCAGGAGGCACAGAAGCATCAATCAGCCTTCAAAACAATCAAGTAGGTTGCTCTGTAAATTTAGTTGCTGATAGAACAGGCGCAAACTTTGGGTCTGACTTTTATATTGAAAATGCAGATAATACAGGGGCGCTAAAAAAGAGATTGAATGTTTCAGAAATTGGCGATGTCAGTTTCTATAATACAGCTGGCACATCACAAAGTCTGTTCTGGGACGCTTCAGCGAAATCGTTAGGTATTGGTACTAGTAGTCCATCTACGGCATTACATGTTGACCAAAATAGTGATAACAACGGTATAACATTAGCCAACACTGTTCGTGGAACTGCAAAGGTTTCAATGCAGTTGTCTGGGGCAAACAATGAGGATTATAGCTTTTCCCATCATAACGGAACAGATACAGATACTTTAAGTATACACGGACGAACTGGACACACTTTCAAAATTAACAACGCAAATGCCATGACACTGGATGCAGGTGCGGCTACGTTTGCAAGTAGCGTGTCAAGTGGTGGAATTGTATCAGCCTCAACTACTTTCCGAGCTACTAGTGGAAGTATGCAGTTTTTTGTACCGAACGTCGGAGAGGCTTTTCGACTAGAGCAGAACACAGCAACTTTTAATTTTAAGGCCGGCGGAGTTATAAACGAAAGCGGTGCAGACAGTGACTTCCGCGTTGAATCAAACAACAACGCTAATATGCTGTTTGTTGATGGTGGTACTAATCGGGTTGGTATTGGAACAAATTCGCCTAGTGCTAACCTTCACGTTTCATCTTCAGGAGACACCATAGCAAGGATTACATCAGCAGATGGCAGTACTGCGGTGCTAGACTTAGGTGATGCTTCAGACCCAGATGGGGGTCGTGTATTTTATGACTCTGGTAGTAACTTAGGTTTTACAACACAATCTCAAGAACGCATGCGCATAGACTCATCAGGCAACGTGTTGGTGGGTAAGACTACGACAGATGCTAATACTGTTGGTCATAATTTGCTTTCTAACGGTTCTGCTTATCATATCCGTGATGGTGGAACTACTGCTATATTTAACCGCAAAACTTCTGACGGTCAAATCATTGCTATCCAAAAAGACCACACAACCGTAGGTAGTATTGGTACTATTGATGGTGACCTTAATATTCATGCTAGTGCTTCAGGACATAAAGGGTTGCGTTTCGGTAACGGTTTTATTGCGCCAACAGGCAATAGCACAACGATTGAAGATGCAACAACAAACTTAGGATTAAGCACGCATCGCTTCAAAGACCTCTACCTATCGGGTACTGCGAATGTTGGGTCACTCTTATCCTCTGCATCTGGCGCGGGTGCTAACGCATTCTCTGCTGGTCTCAACGCTGGTGCTTCAAATCAGGGTGGTAACAGTGTCGCGATAGGTAACGCGGCAGGGTCAACAAACCAAGGCGTTAGTGCTGTATCTCTTGGCTTGCTTGCGGGTAACTCATTGCAAGGTAATTACGGGGTCGCTATTGGTATATCTGCGGCCCAAACAAGTCAAGGAATCTTGGCTGTTGCTGCTGGCTACTATGCTGGATATACAAACCAAGGCGCAAGCTCCGTTGCTATTGGTCAGCAAGCGGGACAAACAAGCCAAGGCGCTAGTGCTGTCGCTCTTGGCCAGCAAGCGGGTGAAACAGATCAAGGCGTTAACGCTGTCGCTGTTGGTTATGCGGCTGGTAAAAACACCCAAGGGTTTAGCGCAACGGCTGTTGGTTACTTTGCGGGTGAGACAACCCAAGGCGATTATTCTGTTGCCTTTGGTATCAACGCTGGTAAAACAAGTCAAGGATCTAGTGCTACCTCTCTTGGTAACGCTGCGGGTAAAACAACTCAAGGCGCTTCGGCGGTTGCTGTTGGAGTACAAGCGGGTCAAACAAGCCAAGGCGCTTCATCTGTGGCTGTTGGTGCTTCTGCGGGCGTTGTAAACCAAGGTGCTAACGGTATCTTGATAAACTCGTCAGGTTCAGCCCTTAACGACACAAGTACAGGCCACATCCGATTGAAGTCTACCACTGGCGAATTAGCGTTCACCACTGCGGCTGGTTGGAGTGTTGCCGGTGGCAACATCAGTTTACCTACAACCAAGAAGCTCGTACTAGACTCAAACGCTGGCAGTGACTCTTACCTTTGGGCATCAGCTAACGATACGGTTGAGCTTTGGGCTGGTGCTAAAGCGATAACAGCAATTGGCGCTAATGTGACACTACACGGCACCCTTAGTTCAAACTTGGTAACAGTTCATGGTGCTGCGTCTGGAAACGAAGGTGGCGAGATTAGTCTAGCAGGGGCAGGGTCTAATGAAGGTATCAACATTGATAATTATGCAGGTACTTTTCGTGTGTACGATGTTACTTCTCCTGCGGTGAGGTTGACTTTAGATACTGCTGGCAATCTCGCTGTCGCTGGCTCACTATCCAAGGGTTCGGGATCATTTAGGATCGACCACCCTTTGAAGCCTGATACACATCAACTCGTCCACTCTTTCACCGAATCACCCCAAGCCGACTTGTTATATTCTGGCGTATCCGACTTGGTTGATGGTGCTGTTGAGGTCAACATTGATGAATTCCACGGTATGAGTGAAGGAACATTTGCCGCGCTCAACAGAAACATTCGCGTCTTCACAACTAACGAGACCGATTGGGAGCCAATCAAGGGTTCTGTTACCGGCAACATCTTGAGCATCTCTTGTCAGGACGCAAGCTGCTCAGACAGAGTAAGTTGGTTAGTTATCGGTGAACGTCAAGACCAGCACATGATGGACACTGACTGGACAGATGAGCAAGGACGAGTAATCGTTGAGCCTCTGAAGCCTGAAGTACCAGCACCTGTACAGCGCACTATTAGCGTCCCTGTCATGTTGGATGGTGAACAAGTCACAGCCTTAGAAACTGTTGACGTACCTGAAATAATCGAAGTGATTGATGGAGTTGCAGTTCTGACCCCGGCAACAACTGAAGAAGTCCTCAAGCCTCAGTTCGAGGAGATAGGCGTGGTTGATCTAGAGGGAAACCCTGTCTATAGGTAACTACTAACATCACAGCACTTGAAAATACATAAAGGAGAATAAAATGACAGTAAATTGGACAATCTTACAACTAGAACGCAACACATCTGACGATGGTGTAGTTGTAGCTCACTGGCGAGCATCAGACGTAGACGGTGATCATTCAGGTAGAAATCACGGCACTTGCAGCTTCACACCTGACCCCGCTGATGAAAGCTTTATACCTTTTGCAGATTTAACAGAAGCAGATGTTTTGAGCTGGACAGAAGCTGAACTAGACGTAGGCGCTATCGAAGCCTCTATTGCAAGTCAAATTGCAGAATCAAAAGAGCCTGTTGTACAAACCGGAGTACCTTGGTAATGGAACACTTATCAGAATTATATCTTGTTGCGACGTCATTAGTTTCTGTAGCCAGTATTATTTGTAACTACACTGACACGCCTAAGGACGACGCGATTGTAGCCTCAGCTTACAAGCTGCTAGAGCAGTTTGCTTTTTTAGGGAACAAAGCTAAACAATAAGGGCATGTAGTAAGTGGATACAGTACAAACTATTGGGAGCTTGTGGCCTATTTTTATAGGCTTCATAACGCTGGTAACGGTGTTAGCTAAAATGCACTCTGAACAAGAGACACTGAAAGAAAAAGTACGCATCTTGTTTGAGCTATGGAATAAAGATAAATGAGGGGTTTTACGGCCCGTTGGTTGATTAAATTACCACTTATTGTAGAATCAACAACATATAACCTCGCTATAACGCCTTCTCGCGACAGCGCACACCCTCCCCCCTTTGGAGCCTTATGCAATTTCGCTATTTTTTACTCGAAGATTTTTCGTGCCACGCAACCGGCGAAAATAAAATCAATCAAGAGTTCGTCATTAAGCTCGATGAGCTGCGTGATCGGTGCGGTTTCCCTTTTATCATCACCTCCGGCTATCGCTCAAAAGATCACGGCGTCGAGGCTATAAAAATCACGCCAGGCACACACAACCAGGGGATTGCTGCTGACATTAAGATTAGCAATGGGTCGCAGCGGCACGCCATTGTGAAAAACGCGATTGAAATGGGATTTAGCGGCATCGGTATTGCCAAGACTTTTGTGCATGTGGACAGTCGCAGGACGGCTCCAGTGATATGGACTTACTAATGGATGTGGAGCAGCGGTTAACAAGATTTGAGCACAAGCTCGACGGCATCAACGATGCGCTAGTGAGCCTGGCTCGCATCGAGGAGCGCGTCACGACAATTTTAAAACACAACGACAGAATTCACGAACAAGTTCGCGAGCTGGATGTTCGACTCGACGCACTGGAATCCAGCAGCGCGGTACATGAATTTTCACTAGGGAAAGGCGAGCGTTTGTTTTGGTTGTGCGCGACAGTGCTCGCGGGTGTGATAGCCAGCGGTATCGTGAAATGAGCGTACTCGGGGCGTTAGTCGGGCCAATCGCTGATCTCGGCAAAACTTGGATCGAAGGCAAGAATATAAAAACAAAAGCCAAGGCCGAGGCCGAGGCCAGCGTTATGAAGACGCAGGCGAAGAGCGCAGCCGATTGGGAAACCGCGATGGCTCGCGCCAGCAATCAAAGCTGGAAGGATGAGTGGCTAACCATTTTATTTAGTATCCCCTTGGTGCTGGCGTTTGTTCCCTCTGCAGTGCCTTACGTCAGAGAAGGTTTTGAAGTCTTGGCGACAATGCCTAATTGGTATCAGACCGGGCTTTCAATAATTATCGCCGCATCGTTTGGCGTCCGAGGCGCAATCGGAATTATGAACAAGGTAAAAAAATAACATGGCATTAGAATCCAGCACATACATTAACGGATTGGTGGCGTCTAACCCTACCAGCTCGGATAACATCGGTGACGGCGATAACCACATTCGTCTTTTGAAAAGTACTATCAAGCTCACCTTTCCCGCGTTAACAGGCGCGTTAACAGGCACGCACACCGCCATCAACAGCGCCGTTTCGCTTGCCAACGCAGGCACCAACGCGAACACCGCATCAACACTTGTCAAGCGTGACGGCTCGGGCAACTTCACCGCTGGCGCGATTACAGCAGCTCTGACCGGAGACGTGACAGGCAATGCGTCAACGTCATCGAAGTGGGCCACGGCCAGAACGATAACTCTCGCTGGCGATCTTAGTGGCAGCGCCTCCATCATTGGCGATGCAGATGTGTCAATCACAGCGACAGTGGCCGACGACAGCCATGATCATGTTATGGGTAATGTTGACGGATTAAGCGCGGCGTTGGCGGGGAAAGTCGATGACAGTCAGGTTCTTACTAACGTGCCAGCCAATGCGATATTTATCGACACTAACACGACCTACTCTGTCGGAAACGGTGGGCTTACACAGATAAACTTTACAAGCGGTTTAAACAGCAAGCTTGCAGGTATCGCGTCAGGTGCGCAAGTGAACCCCAGCACCGCGCAAATTGTTGCGGCAGCGGCTGGCTGCGCTGCTGGATCGGTCGATGGATTCAGTATAAGCACCTCGCAATCTGGCTCCAACGCGAACACTATTTACTTTAGGACGTAACCCTTGACGATTCAAGTTGGCGGCACAAATATTACGGATATTAAGATCGGCTCCACTGCGATCAACTCCGTTTGGGTTGGCGGCGCAAATGTTTGGAATAGATTAGCGGTTACCGCCTCCCCGTCGAATGCATACATGCAAACGATAGTCATGGGTACAGGCACTGCAACCGCAACAGTATCATTGAGCACGAACGTAGCGGCCACTTTTAGTTTCTCGCGGGTTAGCGGGGAGACCAGTTTCACAACCGGGTCAACTTCCGGCACATCAACATTTGTGCGCATTACAAATAGTCTAAACACAAACAGCTCTCTGATTTACAAAACATCAGTGGTTGATGTAACTGCGACGGTCGGCAGCACATCTGTGACCACCCGTGTAACCGTCAGCGCCGTCAAGGGCGAGAATGTAAACGAGGGAGGCGGCTAATGACCTATGTACCGATGAGAAAAATCGGCAGTGGCGGAATCGTCACCGACCAAGATCCCTACGATTTGGAATTGACACAGTTTCCGGCTGGCAACAACGTCACCTTTCACTCTGGTCGATTGGGCAAGGCGCTGGGACACAGTGTCAGGCAAGCCCTGTCGGACGCGCCCACGCACGTTCAAGGTTGGCTTTATCAAGGCAACAACACTCTGGTCGTTGGTGCGCTAAACAAGATATACAGGTTCAACGGCTCGGCGGTGTCGAATGTTACAAAAACATCAGATGCAACAAACTATAGCAACTCGCCCAGGTGGCAGTCGGCTCAACTTGGCACTGCCATGCTGATGAACAACGGCTCGCAGGCTCCTCAGTACATGCTGCCCTCGGGATCTCGGTTTGCCGATTTAACAGCCTGGCCGAGCGGCGTCATCACAAACTGCATCAAGCCTTTTAACTCATTTTTAGTGATGGCAGGCTACGAGGCCGGATCGACAAAAAGACCCTACACGGTTCGATGGTCTGATGAGTATGACCCCTCTGGAGTGCCAGGCTCATACGACATTACGTCCACAACTAATTTGGCCGGTGAGAACACGCTCGGCGGCGGCAACGGCGCATTGATAGACCAGCTCAGTTTAAATAACAGCAACATTATATATGCAGAAAGAGGCGTGTATGCGATGGACTTTATCGGCGTCCCCTTTGTGTTTTCGTTCAGAGAGCTGTTTTCTGACGAGGGCATCATAAACAGAGGCGCTGTTGCGTCGATGCCAAACGCGCATATCGTCGTCGGCCAAAATGACATTTATATGCACGATGGCTCTCAAAAACGCAGCCTGGTGGACAATAAAGTCAGGCGCTCGTTCTACAACGAGCTGGCGGACACACGCTCTGTTTTCTGCCAGACAATACCTGACAGCTCAGAGGTTTGGATCTGCTACGCCAATAGCGATGCGGCGAATAGTGAGTCGGCAAACCGGGCGCTGGTATACAACTGGATCAGTGATGCCTTCACTTTTATCGACTTGCCCAACTGCAGGGCGTTAACCGTTGCTGACAAGATGGATACGTCAGGCGGCTGGGGCAGCATCTCGGGCGGCTGGGACGCATCCTCAGAGTATTGGTCGTCTGTGAGCGCCAGCACACAAGCCAACAACATTAAGCTGTTTGGTGCGGATTACACAGACAGCAAACTGAGGCTGATGAACGACACCCACGGACTAAGCGGTAGCGCAATGCCCTCCTTTGTCGAGGCAACAAAAATAGATCTGGACACGGTTCTTGGGGGCGCAAACAATAATATTAAGCAGCTCAAAGGGATCATGCCTCAAATTGAAGGCACCGGCAGCGTCACGATTCAAGTTGGCATATCGGACGCGCCACAGGATGGCGTGCGTTGGCAGGAAACAAAAACATTTAATATTGAGTCGGATCACAAGATTGATATCAGATCCAGCGGGAGATACTTCGCGCTGCGAATCGAGTCAAACACCGCCACAGATTATTGGCGGCTGACAGGTCTCGATATCGATATTGAAGAGGTCGCTGGGCGTTGAGCTATATACCTTCAAACACAAGCGCCAACACAACAAACGGGCTGCGAAGTTGGCTGGTCCAAGAGCTTAACAGAATAGCCAACGGCTTCACTGTGGCGTCACAATCAACAACACTTCCGGTGATTACAGCAGAGCCATCAAAACCCGTTACGGGTCAGATCGTTTTTGCGGATGGCACCGCATGGAACCCCGGCTCTGGCCGTGGCCTCTATTACTACGATGCCGGATGGCAATCAATTTAACACAGGAAAAAACAATGGGATTATTTAGTTTCGGCGGTTCTAAAAATAAACAAAAATCGAGAAGCGATTCAGAAACATTTGTAGATCCATCGCAGCAGCCTCACCTGGACAATATTCGAGACCGGGCGCTGGATATGACATACGGGCCTGTGGGTCTGCCCACCGAGGGTGTGGCAGGCATCAACCCTAATTTGCGCAACGCGCTGGACAATCAGGGAAAAGGCGGTGGAATGATTAGCGGCGCAGGTGCGGGTCTAATGACCCAAGGTTCCGGCTTGTTGCAAGGCTCTGACCAAGCGTTGGACTATTCAAATAATGCGCTGAACCAGAATTCTGGTGGCATGCAAAATCAGGCATTCGCGGCTGGCGATCAGTACGCGGGTGGCGCGGGGCAATCTTCTATCGCCCAGGGCGGCGGCGCAAACCACGGCATGGCAAATAACATGGCCGGTAACGCCTCGCAGGCAACTAACGCGAGCATGAACGCCGCTCAAAACGGCGGATTTAATCAGGCAAACCTTGGAAAATACATCAACAACGATGTACTGAACGGTCAAATCGATGCCGCCAGCAGAGACATTTCGAGAAATTTGAACGAGAACCAGCTACCAGGCATAGGCTCTAACGCTGCCGGTAGCGGTAACTCCGGCTCTAGCCGCGCTGGCGTTGCCGCTGGTATAGCGGCACGAGGCGCAGGCGATAGAATGGGCGATATAGCCTCGCAAATGCGCGGCAATGCGTATCAGCAGGCGATGGGTGTTGAGTCGAATCGCGCCAGCCAAAACGCCGGTTTTCAGCAGGGTGCAAATCAGGCCAACGCGGGTTTTCAGCAGCAAGGCAATCAGTTTAATGCAGGCGCTCAAAACCAGCTACGCAGTCAAGGATACGGTCAGGGTGCATCGCAGCTTGAGTCTAACTTAGGTCGTCAGCAGCAGGGTTCTCAGTTTAATACGGGTCAGTCGAATAACGCCCGTAATTTTGGTGCCACGATGGGTCAAAACGACTATGGCAGCAATCAGCAGAATCGGCAGTTTGGTGCGGACATGTCTGCGCGGATGGGTCAGCAGGGTGTGAACAACATGCAGGCCGGAATGAACATGTTTGG